CCCGACAACGACGATATTATAACGGGGCTGCTTGCGGCTATTCCGGACTATATCGAGCTTTGCACGGGCATTCCGGCGGAGGCACAGAAAACCGATCCGTTAGCAGATACGGCGGGGAAGTTCATTCTTACGCTTTGGTATCATGCGGAACGGGTAGACGCTGACAAGATACAGCGGACTATTGACAGCCTTTTGAAAACGCTTCAACTGAAAGCGGAAAGGGGTTAAGGGTATGGCGAAGGACTACGCGAGGCCGTTCTATGACAGCAAGGAGTGGCGCAAGACGCGCGAGGCTTATTTACAAAGCCAGCACTATATTTGCGAACGTTGCGGCGGGGCGGCTTCCGTAGTCCACCATATCCGCTATATTAAACCGTGGAATGTCAACGATCCGGATATAACGTTGAATTGGGACAATCTAAAAGCCGTTTGCGAAAAGTGCCACGCGGAAGAGCATTCGCAGGATATGAAGGCACGGGGGCAGGCGGCGCGGCTGAATGGTATTGCCTTCGATGATGAAGGCAACGTAATAAAGCAAGCGAACGTTTTTCTTGTGTGCGGCAGTCCGGCGAGCGGGAAAACAACATACGTTGCGCAGCATAAAAGCGGCAATGATTTAGTTGTTGATCTTGATTATCTGTGTGCAGCGCTGAACGGTGAAACGGGCAACGTGCATTTGAACCATGCGCCGATCCTGTCCGTTGCGCTGGAGGTTCGGGAATTGCTGTATCAGATCATACAGGCGCGGCGCGGCAAATGGGAACGCGCCTTCGTAATAACGACGATCGCAGACACGCGGGAAATGAAAGCCGTTGCCGACGAATTGCGGGCGGAGGTTGTTCTAATGCCGACAACGCTTGAAGAGTGCATACGACGCATTCAGAGCGACGAAAGCAGAGCGCACAACCGGAAGCTAAATGAAAAGCTGGCGGCGGAATGGTTCGAGAAGCACAACGCTTCACGACGCAGCGACGAAATACCCCCCACTAAAATTTTTTAGAGGGGGAAAACGCACCGACAGGGGGCAACCTGTCTTTTCCTCTCCACGGGCGCACATATGAGGGGAGGGCAAAAGCCCGAACGGGTAGTATTAAAACGGGGTGATTTGCCATGACAAACGATAGAGATAATGAGAGATTAAAAGACGTGCGCAAACTTAAAAAGATATTGAAACTTGTTCCGGCAGATCGCAAAGACATAGCCGAAAAGCTCATTGTTGAAATATCTTTCGTGGCGGAAACCCTTGCAGATTTGCGCGAAAAGATCAAGGAAAACGGCACAGTTGACCACTTCAAGCAGGGTAAACAGGAGTTCTTGCGGGAAAGCCCTGCTTTGAAGTCTTATAATACGACGATCCAGCGTTACAGCCTTCTTTATAAACAGCTTACCGACCTATTACCGCCGCCGGAGGTTGACAGCAAGAAGAAAAATGAAGTGCTGGACTTCATCACAAAGCAGGGATAAACCTTGAATTACATTCTTGAATATTGGAGGGCGATTGAAGGCGGTAAATACGTTGTTTCGCGCAGGGTTCGGAAGGTTTATGAAGAGCTGGCGCGGCGGATCGAAGCGCCGGAAGCGGGCGCACGGTACATCTTTGACGAAAAGAAAGCCTTGCGCCCGATTGAATTTATAGAACGCTTCTGCAAGCATTCAAAGGGCGAATGGGCGGGCAAGCCCGTAACGCTTGAATTGTTCCAAAAGGCTTTCATATCCGCTCTGTTCGGGTTCGTCGATAGAGAAACGGGCTTGCGGCAGTACCGCGAAGCAATGTTCTACGTTGCCCGAAAGAACGGCAAAAGTACCATGCTGGCGGGCATTGCGCTTTATATGATGATTGCTGACTGCGAAGCGGGCGCAGAAATCTATTGCGTTGCCACAAAGCGGGATCAAGCGCGGCTTATCTTTGAAGAGGCCTATAACATGATTAAGCAAAGCCCACAGTTGCGCGAGCTTGTACGCAAGCGCAAGGGCGATCTATACTTTGCAAACACGTTTTCAAAAATGGAGGCGTTGAGCAAGGACAGCGGCAGCATGGACGGCCTAAACTCTCATTGCGTCGTAATTGACGAGTTGCACGGCATTAAAGACCGCAATTTATACGAGGTTATGAAGCAATCGCAGAGCGCCCGCCGCCAGCCGCTCTTGATTATGATAACGACGGCGGGGACGATCCGCGAAAATATCTTTGATGAAATGTATGCGACGGCCTGCAATATCGTTGACGGCGTTTTCAAAGATGATACGTTTCTCCCGATCCTCTATGAGCTTGACAGCCGCGAGGAATGGACGCAGCCGGAGGCATGGCAGAAGGCAAACCCCGCGTTAGGCACGATCAAGAAAATAGATGATCTTCAAACAAAGGTTGCCCGCGCACAGAATAACCCTAACGAATTGCGCGGCCTGCTGGTAATTCAATATCAAGGACACGTTAAGCACGGCGTGGCTGACCTATGAGGACATCGACAACGCGGAAACGTTCGATCTTGCCCGCTTCAAGAACAAGTTTGCGATCGGCGGCGCTGACCTATCGAAAACACTTGATCTGACGTGCGCAACGCTCTTGATGATCGACAAAGACACGGGGAAACGGTGCGTTACGCAAATGTACTGGATACCGGAAGAAACGTTAGAGCGCCGCGTGGCGGAAGAAAAGATACCATATGACAAGTGGCGGGATCGCGGACTATTGCGCACTTGCGCCGGAAACACGATCAATTACAAGGACGTAACGGCGTGGTTTTTGGAAATGGCGGCGGAATACAAGATCGTTCCCGCTTGGGTTTACTATGACGCATGGAGCGCCCGCTATTGGGTTGAGGAAATGAAGGCGAGCGGGTTTAATATGATCCCTTGCATACAGGGTGCAAAAACGCTTTCGCTTCCTATGCAGAACATGGGCGCAGACTTGCAGGCGAAGCGGATTGTTTACAACAATCACCCGATCTTGAAATGGTGTTTGACAAACACAGGCGTTAAAACCGACGTAAACGGCAATATTGTTCCGGTCAAAAATCAAGCCGCAAAGCAGCGCATAGACGGCATGGCAAGCCTGCTTGACGCTTATGTAGGTTTAACGGAGAAATACGAAGAATATATACGGACGCTATAACGGAGGGAGCGGCAGGAATGAAGCTGAAAGATAAGAAAATCCGCATTATTGCTTTTACAAGCACGACAGACGAACACGGGTTCAGCACGGAAGAATGGCGACCGATCCATAGCGGGAAGTTGTGGGCTTACTATCGGCAGTTGTCCGGAAGCGAGTTCTACGCTTCCGCAATGGTGAACGCGGCGGAAGAGGTTGTTTTCACGGTCAATCATAGAACCGACGTAACAACGGAAATGCTGGTGGAGTACGGCGGCAAGTTCTACGACATTAAACGCATAGACAACTACGAAGGCTATACCGATGATATTAGCCTTTATTGCAAGCTGTCGAACGATCAAGATATAAAAGTTACAGAGCCGGACGCGGCGGAGGTATAACCGCATGGGGGCGACGTGGAGCAACGAGGAATTAGCCGAACGTATCAAAGCGGGCGAAAATGAATTGTTGCCGATCCTCTGGGGACAGATACGCAATTTAATAGCCATGCTTGCAGCACGGTATTACGTGACGGCGCAACAAAAATACTCCGCTTTTGTAGATAATGAAGATTTTATACAATGCGGGTATTTTGCAATGATCGAGGCGCTAAACGCATACGATCCGGCAAAGCAATTCCGTTTCACGTCATATCTGAAATACCGCTATACGGATTGCGTTAATAAAATGCTTGGCATTCGGCGCGTCCGCAGCGATCGCGGGCGAATATGGGAATTGCCGCCCGATCCAGCTTCACTAAACAAGGAAACGAAGCAGGGAGAGGGCGACGAATTAGAAGAGTTCGTTTCAGATGATAGCAGCGATCCGGAAAAGATTATTGAGCAACGCGAGCTTTCAAAGCTGATTACCGCCGCGCTGGAGGATTTAAGCCAAAAGCAGCGGGCAATTATTCAAGGGGTGTACTTTGAAGAGAAAAGCACGGCGCAGCTTGCGGAAGAATTAGGACTTACGGACGCACAACAGGCGTTCCGCGTAAAAAACAAAGCGCTAAACGTATTAAGCAAAAACGAACCATTGCGGCGGTACTATTATTCAAACTTCGACGATCCGCCGGAAGTTCCTTCGTATGAAAGCACAACGCCGGAGCGGGCATTGGCGGCGGAAGAATGCTTGGACGAATGGAAGCGGCGATACATAAAGGAATTGGAGGGAATAACGGGTGGACTTCTCTAAACTGAAAGAAATGGCGGTTTACGATCTTACGCAATACAAGCAGCTTGCAGACAGCAGCAGCGCCGAAGATCGGCAGCGGGCGGCGCTGATTAAAAAGACGTTGGCACAGTTGCCGGAGAAAGAACAAGCCGTGCTTGAATGGTTCTACATCAATCGCAATCACGGACGCGCTGACCGGATCAAACTTCAAGCGGCGCTTAACATGGAAAATTCAGTATTGTACCGCTTCAAAGATACGGCGCTTTTGCATTACTACACGGCGCTGGTATGTGTACTTCATTCAGCGAAATAGAATAACCCCGCCTTCCATTACCGGAAAGCGGGGTTATTTCTTTAGCGTTCAATCTGAACGACTAACCCGAACACATCAAGCGTTACAAAAATGTTCGGATTAGATTGTAATGGTGGAGGCGGCGGGAGTCGAACCCGCGTCCGAAAGCGCTTGAACAGGACTTTCTCCGGGCGCAGTCAGGATCTAAGCATTCCCTCCGCGTAAGGACACCTGACAGACCTTACGTTTCAGTAGAGTCATGATGCGTGGGCGGGTCAACTCTTTCCCGCCTCACGGACGCCGCGTTCACGACGCCTTCCCCGCCCCGCCGCCCCC